TTTACGCTTTTGGATTTCCATCAAGTCTTTGTTTAAATCTGACAAGTTTTTGATTAGATTGGCTGCAACTTCATATGCTCTTGGGTGCTCAGATTCTTTTGCTACGTGTAAGATGCCGTCAACGGCAAGGTTACCTTTTTCAATTAAGGTACGAATGTTCTCACGAGCAAAGTCGGCATCATCATCTACCTTAGTAACTGGTGTTGCAGGAAGAAGTTCTGTTGAACCAATAGGCTCAACGTCTAAAACTTCAGAGAGGGTTGCATTCAATTTGTTCATGTTAATGTATTAGGCCATTGTTCAATGGTATCTGAGAAACCAAATTCATCATCTGGTTCTGCATCATAAGGGTTAGGTACTGTAGAAACGGACAATGCTTTAAATGGAACTTGATATACTCTATCCATAGCCGTTACCATTCTGGATGTACCAGAAGTATCACCAGTCAGTATCTCACCACCTTTTACTTTTGCATTAAAGTTTCTAATTGTCAAGTAATTGGTATCAATAACACCTGTTGAAGTGTCAACATCATGTTTAACCACCACACCAATTAAGTTGGTGTTGGCTGAGCGAACTGTTTCATTCTCAGCAAAAGTACCATGGCCATTGGCAGTGTATATGATAATCTGTTGGAGTGTATCGCTAGTAGCGTCAACATAGATATTAGTATTGGCCATACGGATAATTTCAGAATTTTTAATAGAAGGAAAAATATAACCCTTCAATGTAAATTCTAAATTCCAAATAATGAGGCGAGTGCTCATCATGTCGCCTTCATAATCAGTCTCAGTTGTTACCGAATCCAATATGATTGGCATATCATATTTTTGTTCCATAAGTGGATTAAAATCCACGGTAACATTATAATCAGGCGTAAAGAATGGAAGAATTTGTTCCAAAATCTGTGTACCATCTTCTGTATTTCTTACATAGATGGACATAGACATTTGAAAATTATAAGGCACTGGTGCGTATTGTGAATTTACACCAGTTAAAGTATTAGTTACACCTCTAGAAGAAAAGTTTTGTAATGTACTAACTTGTTTTCTGGAAGTATCATATGTTAACCCTGTCATTTCAAAACTGATACGAGGTACAGTTGTTGCAATAGACTTTGTTAATGTTGGGTCGGAAGTAATACGGGTTAAGTATTTTTCTTTTGAACCATACACCAAAGGAACTTTAAAGTGTTCGTAACGAGTTGCTTGATTTAATGATTTTCTTGCTACAATAATTTCATTAAAGATAGAGCCAAAGGCAACAACTACTTTGCGTATTGTTCTATTGTAAAAGTATGAATTACCTAGCATATTATTTTGAGTTTAAAGTGGCAATTAAATTATCAACAAAAGAAACTTCAAAATAAGGTTCCTGATTCATTGCAGTTAAAAAATTAATATCCAAAACGGACACAATTGCACCATTTGGAGCATTACTTAGTGAGCCTGTTTTCCAACAAACAGCAGCACCTTGTTCAACAGTAATTCTTGTACCAGTACCTATTGAAGTATATTGACCAGCAGCATTAATGTATGTTGTAGGATCGCTATTTGCAATTCTAAATTCTGGTGCAACAGTTAAAAATAATAAAACTCCAGGTTCATTAAGATTTGTTGAAACTGTTCCACCACCTATCTCAGTTATAAAACTAGACAAAGAAATATTTCGTGCATCCCAAGCTGAATCTGTGCCGCCTGAATTTTCACCCATCAAAAATAATGCACCACCTTGCTGTAAATAATTGGTATATTTTGTTTTTTCGGTGTTTGTTAATACAGTACCACCGCCAGTTATGACTACATTAATATCCCAAATTTGGCCATAAGAACTTAAATCTGCCGGTAAACTAGCATAAGTGTTTGCTGTTGAAGGAATATATCCTTGTGCCGTTAATTGTGTGTAGAGGGTATTTAAAATTGGAGTTTTATATAATATACCTCCAGAATCTAATGAATCCGCACCAACAATCAATACAGAATTTTTACTTGTTTTTCTGTTAGTAATTCGTGTATTTGTTATGAAACTAGCTGTTGACCAACCACCTGTGCCAGACCAAATGGCTCTTACAGGCGAAGTGTTCGCAACTGTATTAGCGGCATTTGAAGATGTAATTGTGTTGACATAGATTACTTTAGTGTTGCCACCATATTGAGAATCAACATTAGAGTAATCATTATTTAAACCTGATGTGTAAACTGTAAATGTGCCATTAGCTTCTATCAAACTTTTTAATACTGATGAATTGGCCGATGGATTTTGTTGTAAATATAATGCACCAATACCACAAACTTGCGGTGATGCCATTGAAGTACCTGTCAAATTCATCTGTCTGAAGGATGGATTGGCATAATACGGTGCAGTAATATATGAGCCTAATGGAAATTCATTGACTGTACTGGTAGAACTCATAATGTAAGTGCCAGCTGCAAAAATAGAAATACCAGGCCCAGCATTTGAATATGAGGCTTTTTTATCTAATGTTGTACTATATGGTGCATTGTTTAATGAACCAACCATGAGAGCTCTTGTGCTGAAAGGACTACAACCTCTATGGTAATAGATGGGCCCATAACCAATATAATTCCAATAATTATTATAATCTAAACCGCCAACAACATCAATTTTGTGGTTGTTATTACCTGCTGCAACACATACAATAACACCTTCATCTAACAATTCATCTAAGTCAACATCTGTTGCTGTGTCACGAAAAGAGCTAGCACGAAGGAAATACATACCTTTAGCTATATCAGGTGAAGAACCTGACCAAGGAGTTCCCCTATAATTTCCACCACTTACAGACTGATATGGGATAGTATAACCCCAACTCATATTAACAATAGTTGGTCGTTTATATCCAGTTACTGGATCAACCGGCTTATTTCTATGCCATAATTTAATAACATCCATGCAATTGACGGCTGCAATTCCTGTACCTGCATCACCAGGACCTTCAAGGCCATTAACTTTTACAGAATAAATTCTAGCATTTTTGGCCCATCCATAAGTTTTACCTACAGCGGTACCAGCAACGTGTGTACCATGGCCCGCATAATCTCTATAATGGTTTGCGCTTTGTGTGCCTGTAATACCAGATTCAGTATACCAATTAATTTGATAGACACGGGAATTACCTTGAGCATCTTGAAACTCTGGATGGTCTACTTGAAGACCTGTATCAGAAATAACAACATCAACACCTGTTCCATCCAAATCATAAACATATGATAGTGGTGTTGTTAAACTTGTTCCGTAAACATTTGTGGTATTGGTATGGCGAATTAAACCCCAATTTAAATAGGGGTTATTACTATCACTTTGTGAACTAGGTTTAGTAAAATTTCCAGTTTGTGTTATACTAAAAGGAGAAAGTATAACACCTTCTTTCTGTATAACTGGAATGTCCACATCTAAAACTCGTGGGTCATTTTTTAATACTTGAGCTTCTTCAACTGTTAAAGCATAATGGCAATTACGTGTTGAGCCATCACGGTTGTTAACAATGTCAACTACTCTATTAGGAACAAACTCTAGTCCATTGGTATTTGATTCCATCTCTGACCAAAACTGGTCATAATCAATACCTTTTTCTAAACTGACAACATACTCTTTTACAGACATTATAAACCTTTAATGCAAATCTACCCAAGCACCGCCTGCATAAGCTTGTATTTTATTATTTGATGAGTTATAAATTAAATAACCATTTTGTGGTGCTAAACTAGTTCTCTGTGTCTGTGTAAAAGTACACAATTGAAACGGAGTATTTGTAACGGCAACAACACCATTAGATGCATTATTAGCTGTAAGGTATATTGATGTGCTACTATTAACAGTTGGAATACCTGTTGCAGCTGGATCCAAAACGAATCTAGTTGCAGTAACATCTGTGAAAGCAACTTGGTTAAATGTGTTTAAGTTTTGGTCAAATGGATTACCAACTGCGACAACATTACCATAAGGCTCTGTTGCTGCCACATTAGCAAAAATGAAAGTACCATTGCCAAGTGTCTTTAAAACTTGGCCACTACTACCATCTTGAATGCCTAAATCTAAAATGTTATTTGGAACATCAACGTCAATTTGGCCATTAGCTGCAACTTGCATTGTTGAACCAACAAAAACTACACCTCGTTGAGTGGTAGTTGCAATGTTGGAACTTATCAGCCCGTTTGCAGCAACACTTAAACTGGAACCAACAATGATTCCACCTAATGTAGTTCTGTCAGCAGGCAATAAAGAAATTGAGGAACCACCACCAAAGTAGTTGTAAATCTCAGAAAAGTTGTTGTTTATTTTATCGGCAGCTGTGCGTAATGTATCCCCTGTTTGGTCATTAGCTACTGTGCCTTTATTGATAGTTTGTCTAGTCATTTAATCCTCGTTGTCCATTGTTATCAAGGCTTGTTCGAAATATGCTTCATCTAATATAGTATTGTCCATACTAATCTTGGTGCTATCCATAGCTACCCTATATTTATTAACAACTTCACTAAACGGATTAGTTTCCGAGAAGTCAATTAGACCATTTGATTCTGTCTTAAACAGATTGTTATCTTCTACATCTTCAAAAGACGAATCTTTTGGAGTCATATCATCTTGTGATACGAATGTTCTTTGTGTGCCGCTTGTTGCACCAAAAATAATTCCATTTGCTGCAAAGAAACCATTTGGTTTTATAATTGTTAACGTGTTACTAATAGCGTGTGAGTATACAGTTGCAAAAGCAGTTGCAGTATTTAAACTTTCGCCTTGGTAAACAACCTCTTCATTAGTAAAGGTGCCATTTCCATTTTTAAGGCTAATCAATGTTCTTGGATAGGCATCTCTAATTTGGTCGTCAATTTCTTTAATACCAGTTTCAATAATTTCATTAGAGAATACAAACTGTTTAAGTTTTAAAGCATACACATAGACATTGGCACCACGGCCACGGCCTAATGTGTAGAACATTGCTTGATTGTTTTCGTGTTCTACAAAAGTAAGTTCAAAGAAGTTTTGCACCAAAGGAACATAAATTAAATCACCTTCTTTTGGCCTAGTTTGTGGTACTGTTGAGGCAAATCTTCTACGTGAAACAAGTAATGATATTTCATCACGTATTTCTAAACCAAATTTGGAGATAAAATCTCCTTCGCCATCCATACCAGTAACATTTTCCAAATACAACTCAATTGGATATGCAGTCACGTATTGTTTATTTACATCTTCACCATAGAGCATATCAACCGAACTACGGCTCTCCCTTGGAAGATAAAACACATCCATGCCATAAATTTTTAAGGCTTCAATCAATAAATCTTCAACGAGCAGTTGCTCGGAAGTTATCTGATTGGTTGGAAACGGA